ATTTCATGGATAACGTTGAAGGTGCCCTTTACGGTGATGATGTCTTATTTACCGTTTCTGATGAGGTAGTAGCAGACTATAATATTGAGTCTGTTCAAATGGTTCTCAAAACCCTTATGATAGAGATTGAGACACCATACAATAAGCCAAAGAAACTTTCTGATATGGAGTTTTTATCACAAGGTTTTGTCAAAGATAGAGGTATCTGGCTGCCTATTCCTAAGAATGACAAAACTATTTCCTCTTTAATGTGGGGAGCAAATGAAGATGATGTCCGTTATCATTATATTCGAGCTATGGCGCTCAGAATGGACACGTGGGTAGATGAGAAGTTGAGAGACGTCATCTACAGGTATATTCAATACCTTGAGAGAAATTACTCCTATCTGTTTTCTGGAGAGTATGAAGGCATCAATATGGTAACAATTAAAAATATGTTTAAGACCGATGCTGAGCTATGGCAATTATATACCGGAAATGAAGGGTTAGCTACTGTAAAAACGTTAATCCCCTTTAAATCAATTCTCTTACAATTTTTGCCTCAAGCAAAAGCTCTCTTCTCTTACCACGTTAAACAAAGCCTAATGCCTAATTCTAAGATTGGTCCTAGATTGCCAAATGGACAATGGACTAGAAAGCCAAAGAAGCCCAACAAGAAGAAACAGGCCAACCAGCCCAGTAGAAGAGCTGGTCCGCGACGTGGAAACAATCAGCGAAAGATTTCGCGGATTGCGACCAACTATGTGGCATCTCTTATGTTTCCTAGTAGCATGCAATGTCGTGTACCTGATGCTAACTGTGTTAAAACTGCTTTAGCTATCTGTGACCACGATACTTATGCATCCTCTACAAATGATGGGGTAAAAACTAATGGTTGGTTTTATACTCTTCTTAATTCAGGAGTATATAGACAACCTGTTTATGTAGCAGCAGATGGTACTCTAACTACTGGTGTCTCAACTTCAGTTTGTACATGGCCTGCAAACTTCGCTGCTGGTCGCTACGTCTCAGCCTCTTTAGAAGCTGAGTTTATTGGCAATACCACGTCAGATGGTGGTAGTATTTATGGTGCCCTTCTTTTGCAGGGGTCTGCCTTTACAGAGTCTGGACCAACCAGCTTGACTAGCATGCTCGCTCTTCGCGATAATGTTAGGAAGCCATTGAAGAATGGTATGTTCGTTAGATGGAAACCCCTTGACTCTCGAAATTTCGATTTCGTTAGTACAAGTTTAGGCCAATCAAATGGAACATTAATTATTATGGCTAGTGGTGTTGGTACAGCTAACACAGATCTTAGAATTCGTTTCTTTTGTAATTATGAAGCTCTCCCTACTACTGATACTGTGAATTTCTCACAAACAACAATATCACCCTCTGACCCTGTTGGCTTTGATACCGCTAAAAGAGTCATAGAGGAAGTTCCGACTGCCGAGGCTTACAGTACGGTTAGAAACCTATTCAATTCAGGAATGGGTTATCTTTCAAGTTCAAG